AACCGTAGTAGCCAACGATGTCGGTGATGACCGCGCCCTGTAGGGCCGTCACAGCCGTGGGCACGACAATATTGCAGGTGAGGGTATTGGTGCCCGCAGCCGCATTGCTGGTTCCATTTAGAACGTAGACCGCCGAAGCGCCAACCTGAATGAGCGTGTTGGTGGTCGTCAACGTGGTGGGAGCGAAGGTGCAGTTGGCGGGGCTGACAAAGAAGGTTTTATCCGCCTGACCGGACCACCGGGAACCGATACAGTTGATTACCGAGCCGGGGAATGCGCCGCCGCTGGCCGGACCGGTGTAGATGATCGGCAGCGTGTACTGTGCCGACGCCGTGCAGGAGCCGCTGGGAAGCGAAGCCGTGAACGCTCCGGTGAACGGACGGGACGAGTCGCCAGTGCCGGTTGCGGCCTGACCGACCCAAACCTTCGACGCGGCGGCGTGCGCTTGCTGGGACGTGCCCAATTGCGCCCGCTTGACTCGGTAACAGGTGCTAGTCGAGCCCTGCGAGGTGATTTGAGCGGCTTCGCGGTCCACGAATAAGTAGGAGGCGTTGCCGCTGGTGCTGGACAGGACCACACCGGTGGCGCTGGCGATGCACCATTCAGCGTTCGTGGTGCTGGTGAGGGCGGAGGAAAGAGTGGTGCTGGTGGTGGTCTGCTGGCTGAATACGGCGAGAGCCGAAAGCAGGAGCAAAATGAGGAATTGAGACATGCTTTGTATCCTTTTGGCTTTCGCCGTCAGTTCAAAATGGTGTAGTTGAGGCACATGGGGTTCGTTACCGGCCCCGATGCCGTGGTGATCGTGAAGGAGGTTCCAGCCGTGCGGGCGGATACCCATGCGGCGATGTTGGTGGTGTTGCAGGTGATACCGAGGTCCGTCCCGAGGCTGGAATCCATCGTCAGCACGATGCGCGACTTTGCCGTTACCGCCGTGGTGTTGACGACAAGGCTTGTCGCCGCAGCCGCTACCGCCACCCCACCAACGACCGACGCTCCGCAGACTGCCGGCGAAGCGCCGCTAGTACAATTGACGAAGGAAGCCGAGGGGATGAGGTGGGTGGAGTCTCCCAGCGCACCGGCACCGCTCGTCCATGGCTTCAGTCCGCCGTCCTGATCGACGTACCAGCGCCGCGCGGGCGTCGTGGTGGTGTTCGGAGTGGTCCACAATTCCACGCGGGTTCCATTGGCGGTGTCGCTCCAGTTTTCAGCGGCGGCGACCCCTACTGCACCGCGCGAAGCGTTTGCAAAAGCCGTTGCGCCGTAGCCGGTTCCGGATAAGAACAAAAGCTGATCGGTGCTTTGAACAGCAGTAGGAGCTGATGGCGTTCCGTTGGCGCGGTTACCGCGAACGGTTGGGGAACTGGCTCCGTAGGCGTTGATTGCGACGCGAGCACTGGCGCTGGTTTTCCCAGTGACGATCAGATCGCCGATAGAGGTCCACTGGTTTTCCACGCAATTGTATGGGGTGCCAGGGATGCCGCCCAGCGAAGCCGAGCCGACGAACAGAACCGGAAGGGTGTACTGATCGCCAGCCACACAGGAGCCAGTCGGCAGGGACGTGATAAACGCCCCATTGAACGGTCGAGAGGTGTCACCGCTGGAGGTGGCCGGCTGGCCGATCCACACGGTAGAGGCCGCAGAGTGGGAGGCGACGGCGCTACCCATTTGACCGCGCCGAACCTTGAAGCAGGTCGAGGAGTAGCCAGCGCCAGTAACCTGCGCTACCTCCCGATCTGCCAGGAGGAGAGAGCCGCTGGCGCTGCTGGCGGTATTAGGGAGAATCACGCCGGTAGCCGACGCCAAGCACCATTGCGTACTGGAGGCGGTGTTGACGGCGGTAGACAGGGTGGTTGACGGCGTAGTGAGCTGCCCCCACGCCATAACGCTGCAGAACAGCGCGAGTAATAGTTTGAGGTGGTTCACTGCTGTTGCTCCTTCCAATAGAGGGCGATCTGAATATCACCACTGCTGATCGAACACGATACGGTGATGTTTTTGGTTGTGCCGACGCCGACAAAGCCGGATGCGGTCATATCCAGATTGAGGGTGTAGCTCGACCCGACCTGCACCAGATCGTAAACAGGAGAGGTTGTGACGCCAGACCCGACGTCCGACGCCGCGTAGGCAGATAGCTTGGAGAATGACGCCGCTCCGTTGGTCTGCCGGATGGTGGTGGCCGTACCCGTGGGGGCCGTGCCGCCCTGCGTGGTCGTGCAGGTGCCCGCCGTGGTGGACACGACGACCGCGCGAACGCCTTGCGCGTACACCGGCGTGCTTTGGTTTTGCTGAATAGTCAGCTTGTCCGAGGTAACGCTGGTCTGCGAGGAGATCGCCACAAACGTCGCCGACTGCCCGGAACAGGCGAGGGAAGCGAGGATGATGAGTAGGGTTCTCATGGTGAGTCCAAAGGGGCGGCGAACCGCCCCACTGGGTTAGCTGTTGACGCGAACGCCGCCTTCGGGGTACATCGGCGAAGCGCCGTAGTAGACATCGAAACGGTTGATCCACTGATCGCGCACCGCATCCCACACCCGGACAAACCGGAGGGAGACGCCGCTGGAGTTGTCGTTGGCCGCATAGCCCATATCGACACCCTTGGGCACGTCACCGGGGAAACTCATGAACGCGTAGGCTTCCGGGGTCCACAGGAGCTGCTGCCGGGTGGACACGCCCGCGATAGCCGACTGGCCCGCCGCCGCCACGCCGTAGACAGACACCAAAGCGCTGTCGGCCGGGGAGGCCGTGCAGTTCTGGTACTGCCCGGACGGAACCATCGCCGGGTAGACCGACACCGTGGCCAGCCCGCCGCCGTCGCTCGACGCGATGGCCTGGACGACCTGCTGGAACGGCTGGCCGGTGGACAGGCGCGACTGCGGATTGACGTTGTAGACACCGCTGTAGGAGGTCACGTCACCGACGTTCAGAACGCCAATAATGCTGGGTGTCCAGCCCTTCAGATTGATCGTGGTACCGGTCTGGTTGGCCCCATCCACGGCGGGGGTGCCACCGAGAGCGCCGATGGTCTGCGTCGGCAGGTTCTCGTCAACGAACCACTTATAGCCGAGGGCGTTGGACACCTGCCCGCTGTCCCACTGGTCGCTCAACTTGCCGGACGGGTTGAAGAACGCCTTGGAGTAGGTGTTCCAGCCGACTTCCGCGCCCGCAGTCAGCGCCATGGTGCGCTTCACGTTGCGTTGGAAGCCATTCTCGGTCAGGAGCCGGCCAGCCTGGGAGTAGATGTAGAACGCATCGGAACCGGCCAAGCCGGGGATGGTGCCAACGGTGCCGACATTATTGGCCGTGTTCATCACGGCCATCTGCGCGCACCGAAGATCCAATTTATTGGCGATGGACTCGCCCGCCTTGGCCAAGTATCGGTTGCGGAAGTCGTCAATGCTCAAGTACAGTTCGGCGGTCGAGAACTCGAAGTCCACGCCGGACTGCTGGTTGATGGTGATGGGCACCTGGGTATCTGAAAGGCCTTCCGGCTGGTACGCCTGGCCGTCGCGGCCGATGAAGCGCTGCGGCTTGCGCACGTAGAGCGTGTCGCCGATCTTGTCGCCCTTCTTGCCGAATTCCTTGTCGCCATCGCGCCAGAAGTTCTTCACAATGCGCAGATCGTTCTTCAGGACGCTGAGGGTTTCGTAGGTGATGACCTGGGAGGTCAGAAGCTGGTTAGACATCGTTTATCCTCGTTTTCGTTGCTTTTCCCGCGCCCGTTCGAACTCCTCGAAGGTCTTGGCTTCGTAGGGGTTCTCGTTGGCGTCCGATCCGCCACCACCGATATTTCGGATGGGGGCCGGGGCCTTCGACACGGGCGGCGCGGTGGGTTTCGGTTCAGGTTTGGATAGCCGGTCGTCGATCTTGCCGAGTTCAACGAGTTGACGGGCTTTCGAGAGCTGAGAGACGCGCTGGAGCTCTTCGGGATTCGACAGCAACTCGCGCACAGCGCCAAGGTCGTCAAATTCCTCGATAAACTCCAATATCGCGGGACCAAGCGAGCCGGGAATCGGGCGCGTCATCAGGTCACCAAAGTCCTCGTACTTTTCGTGGGCTTTTGCGATCTTTTCCTGAGTTTTGGCCTGTTTTTCCTGTGTTCGCGCTTCGGTTTCCCGCTGCGCAGACTCGGCTTTTTCCTGGTCCCGGTCCCAGCGCTTGTGATCTCGCAACCACGCCTGCTGGGCATCCTCGTATGTCTCGTCGGCTTTCAATTTCGCCACATAGTCACGGAGGAGAGGTTCGCCGGTCGCGGATTCCGGCTTCTTTTCCGCTGGAGTGACGGCCGGCGCGGCGGGGGTGCCCTGCTGTGCCTTCCATCGCTCAAACTCTTCCTTCTGTGCCTTGAGCTGATTGGTCAACTCGGCAATTCGGCCTTCGGCGGTGCGATCCCGCTTCGGCTTTCCTGCCTGCTGTTCGGAGTCGCCCGGTGTCTCCAGCTTTACGGGCGGTTCGGTCTGCTTTTCGGGTGCGGCAGCAGTTTTCTCATCCTCAACCTTGGGCGCTGACTTCGCGGCCTCGTAGGCTTCAAACGAGTCGAGTTCCGGCTGCGGAACGGGTGTCTCGATAATATCTTGGATGGCTTCCATGTTGGTTTTCCTTACCGGCTGATTCAGGCCAGCCGTGGCCTTTTACGCGACGGGGTACCAAAGGTTGTCGCCGAATTTCACGAAGGTTACGACATCGCCCGCGGCCGTTGGGCCGTAGGCTTTGCCGATCTTGTTGTCTGTGGCCGCGCTGGTTGCCCAATCAACGGCCCCGCCCACGATGAAAGTGCGCCGCGTCCCGGCCCGCGCCGATACCCCGTTCATTTCGGTGATCGGAGTACCGGAGGCGGTTATGGGAATGACCTGCTGCTCATCTGCCAGCGGCAATGTGATGGTCGCAGCGGCCACGATTGCGGTAAGAGTGGGTTGGCTGTACGCCTGGTTTCCGCTCACCATCGCAGTTCCTGCGCCGGTAGCTGCCACATCATTGATGAGCTTCGGAACGCCAGTACCTGCCTGATTCCCGCTGATAAGGGACGCCACCAAAGCGCCGGCAATGCCGATCATGGCCGTACAGTTTCCTCCCTCGCTGGTGGCGTTGTTGCCTTGAACAAACACATTGGTCATCGATGGGTTCGATAACTGGATTGCGTAGTCGGGCGGTGTGGCGTAGGCCGCGCCCTGCATGCGAACCCGGTTCCCGAGGATTTCGATGTTGGTGCAGCTCACGCTCCCAGCGATGACCAGCGCCGGGTCTGAGCCCAGCGTGTAAACGTGGTTATCGCTAATGGTGATATTCGAGCAATCCTGAATCAGAACCGCATAGTTCTGAGTGCGGAGATAGTTCGCGGTGATCTTAATGCAATTAGAGCCGTATGTGGGAGTTCCCGTGGCGATAACGCAGGCAGTGGAAGCGGTGTCTTGGTCGAACAGGTTTCCGGTAATAATCAGCTCATTTACTACCGCCGTAGGCGCGTTGACTGCCACATGGGCCAAGCTGGCTTGCATCCAATTTGCGGCGATTACACCCCCACCCAAAACTCCTTCCAACCAAATCAGCCCAATCGATGTGCGCCCGTCGAAGTAGTTCCCGACAATCTGGATCGCGCCGGCCACTGAGGCTTTCGTGTAACAGCCATATCGACCAATATTGCGAAAATATGTATTTTGGGCGCGAACGAACCCGCCCGGCCAATCGCATTTCACGGCATCCCACACCTGGTAGAAATCGCAGTCCCACACGTTCACGTCGGCATCACCGTTGTATTGTGGCGTGGTGCCAACAATACCGATGCAGCAGCCAGCCGTCTGACCCAACGACAGCGACCGGAAGCCCATATTCGTGATAGTGAGGCCCCACTCGTCGGACAGAAAGACGTCGGCGGTGGCTTCCCGAATGACAATGAGAGTGGCGTCCTTGCCCTGCCCGTTTAATTGCAGCTTGCGGGGGTTCCAGACGCGAAGGGCGTCGTAGGAAATCGACCCCTGCGGCACGGTCAGCGACTTGTAGGAGGTGGCGTAGATCGCCTCTTGGATGCCGCCCGAAGCCGATTGAAGCGCCCACGTGCCAGCCGCGTAGCTGAGGGACGGCGTGAAGGTGATCGAAGAGGCGCCCACCGCCGTGATGAGGTACGCCTTCCGCGCGCTGCCCGTGACGACCGAGACGTAATGCTTGTTCACCGACGAGGAGTTGATCCCGGCCGGCATCGGCGTGAGGGTGATAGTGGCAGGAACACCAGCCGTCAGCGCGACCGACGCGCCGGGGCTCCGGGTCCACATGTAGGCGCTGGTGACATCGCTGGCGCTGAGGGACGTGGAGGCCGATTCCGTGGCCGTCGATGGCTGAACGAGCTGCGAGGTGCTGACTTGACGGAAATAAACGACGATCTTCCCTTTGGCACCGGGCACGCTATTGCCGCTGATGCTCAGTGTGATGCCGCCGTACACCGGGGCGATATTCGAGGACACGCCGAAAGCGTAGGAGATCGGCGAAAGGCCGACGCCAGCGCCCTCCAGCACGTCGATACCCTGCGTACTGAACACTCGTACCGTGTAGCCGCTCGTCGGGGCGATATTGCCGATGGAGACGGCCACGTTGGCAATCACAAAGCCGTCGCAGGCGTAGCGCGCCGTGGGAAACGCGGTATCTGGCACGCTGCCGTTCAGCGCGTCACCGGTCCAGTCCATTTCAATGGCGACCACGTTTCCGTTATTGAGCGAGTTGCTGGCGATCTTGACGTTTCCGGCCATTTAGTTGGTCCTCTTCGTAGGGCTCGGCTTCATCAGGGCCAATTGCGCACTGGTCGCCATCTTTTCCCGCTCAAGGCCGTGGCCGGCGAGGGTTTGGGTTGCATCGTGGAGTAGCTGCCGAATCTGCCGATCCATTTCCATGTCGTTCTCGGCGATCATCTTGGCGTTTTCGTGCCCGTGCTTGCGGTCCTGCACGGCCACATCAGTGACGTTTGCGGCAGCGGCGATCTTCTCGCGCGACTCGTTGTCCATCTGCGTTTTGAGGATGGTGGTCTGGCCTTGAATGATCTTCGCCTCGCGCTCCATCATGAGCTTCTGGAGGGCCGCGACAAGCTGTTGCATCTGCTGTTGCAACGCCTGATTCTGCTGTGCCATCTGCATGATCTTGGCTTGCGCTTCGGGTGAGATGTTGGCCTCTTTGTTTGCCAGCGCCTCCTGAATCTGCGGCGGAAGGGCCATACGCAACCGGGCTTCCAAATCGGGGTATCCCATAGCCTTGAACAGCAGATCGCCAGCGATGCCCCACAACTGTGGATCGGCTGCAAACGACTTCAGCAGCACGTCAATCTCGGATTCCAGCCGCGATGCGTAGCCGGGGCCGGTGTTGATGGTCACGTCGTATTTACCAACGTCCATGCGAACGTGCGGCTTGCCCTCGTAGCCCTGAACCATCGGCACGATACCGCCGTCCATGGCCATTGTGATCGCCTGCATAGAAACCGTACCGTCCGGGGCGAGGATGCGCATGGCGCGCGGGGTGTCGATGTACTTCTGGAGGAGGTCGAGGAGGATCCGCCCGCCGTGCCACTGGGAGCGAACCAAGTTGTCCTCGAAGTGGAAGTTGGCAAGATCGGATTGGGCATCACGGCGTTTAACCGCAATGCCCGACAGGTCCGACTGGGACGGATTCACCAACCCGTCCACATAGCCGATACTCTTGCGAATATCGTCGGTGTAGACCATCTTCGCCTGCGTCAGCGCCTGGATGGGGGCCTCGTAAGCGTTGCGCTGCGGGGGCGGCAACGGCATACCGTCCTCGTTGAACGGTTCGTATTCCAGTTTGGAGAAGTTCTGGCTGTTGTCGTCCCAGCGCTTGTCCTTCATCGAGCCCTTGGCGCCCACCCAAGGAGCGCGAGAGGCGAGCTGAAGCTGCTCGGCAATCCCAGAGCCGGTGGCGTTGATGAGCTTCTGGCTGTCCAGCGAGAAATGCACCGCGCTGAACAGCCGGCGCTTTTCCTCTACGACCACTTCCTTGCCGAGAACGGGAACCATCGGCAACCATTTGCCCAGCCACTTCGTTTCTTCCAGCACGCGGGAGCCATCCAAAATGCACTTGGAGATGCTGCGGTCGATCACCTTCCGAGTAGCGATCACCTCCCCCTGCGGCCCAAATTGCTGGAGCGTGCGGGGCGTCTCTTCGACGTAGCAATATTCTGCCACAAACACGTCTTCCCCATCCGTCCAGTCCTGCCGCGCGTCCTCGTCGTCCCAATCCGACTCCGGTTCCACGCCGAACGTGGCATTGAAGTCCTCTTTGGTCATACGCCGACGCTTGAAGTAATACTTGGCGTCCGAGTAATCGGGCTCCATCGCGTGCGGGTCGAAAAACACGCTGAGAGGATCCAGGACGCGCCGGATGCGTGGCTCCTGGTCAAACGACTCGTCGTCCACGTATTCGGTCGTGAACTCGTAGAAGCCCCAGCCGCCCGCCGCCGCCGTCTCTACCGCGCCGTCATAGGCCACGTCGGCATTGCTGGCTGTGTGGACATGCCGAAACAGGCCCTCGTATACATCGGCCACCTGCTGACTCGCGCCCTCGCCCACCGCGTTCACCTTGGGCTGCGGGCGCTCCTTGCGCGCCTGGTTGGTGATGCGCTGGACGTAGGTGTGCAGCACGGGGAACGACAACGCCGGCCTTCCGGCCTTCACACGCGCCGTCTTGGTGGCGGTGTCCCACTGCTCACCGAACGTCATCCGCATGGACTCTTTGAAGTCCCGCCGCTGGTCTGCCGACGCCTCTTTAGCCACACGGAAGCGCTCACGCGCTTGCTGGATGAGTTTCTTATCCCCGGTCTGGCGTTCTGCGTCTGCCATCGAACGCAGAATAGCACGAAGTGTCTAAATTTTGTACAGTGTTATTTCGATATCGGAATCACGATATCGGGCGGTGTCTAATTTTTGGACACATTGCGGGACGCTATAACACAGAAAAGCCCCGCTGCACGACGGGGCCTTTCAGAGGAGCGAACTGGACTGAGTTGGGTCTATCGTATCACGAAATCACTTGCACGCCATCCATGCCAATAAACACGTATTCGTCTCCCAAGGACACCGTTGTCCCCGGTGGATACGGCGCAATTGGGCCACACGCCGGTTTATCCAGAATCGCCAGCACGTGCTGCTCCTCGCGCAACAGAACACAATCGACGCCGCCGATGTTCACGTCGTTGTCGGGGCAGCGCATGTACAGGATGCGGTCGCCTGGTTTGCACTCCATGTTTGCCCGCACATTGCACCGAACATGGACCACTTTTCCATCAACAATCTTGTCGGTTACGGTGCCTGTGGCGTGATTTACGTCGGCTTTCAATGGGATATCGAAAAAATCATTGAACTCAAGCATATCCCCCGGCCCGCACTTCAGCACCTCACCCACCCTCACACCCATTGCCGGATTCCGCGCCGAATCGGGCACCACCACGCCACTGGCTGTGATCTCCTCGTCTGGAATGCGCCGCACCAGCAGAATGTCCTTGCGTGGGTGGACCTGATCTATCGTTGCGTCGGCTGCGCACAAATACCCATCAATCGTGTAATCCGCTGGCATAACGCCACTATATCACGGCTTTTTGAAAGGTTTTCGCACATTTTCACGCCATCCACGCATCGGGCGAGTAACTGCGGTTGCCGTCAAACACGGATTCCTCGCGGATGATCACAGGGGTCTTGATCGACGTGGCCATGGTGCGCAGCGCGTCGGCCCCGTGGCTATATTGGTCATGCAACGGTTCAGCACGCTCTACCCCGGTCTTCGACGGCGCCCCCCACTGGTACATGCGAAGGCAATCCAGGCCGCGCCCGCATCGCTCCTCATCGAACCGGCAGTTCGGCAGGATGGACCGAACCGCGTTAATGCCGGTGGTAATGTTCAGCTTGGGGGCGATCCGCACGCGCCGGCCAGAAGCCCGCATAATCTGTTCGATAGATCGCGAACGGTCGCCGCTGGCCAGTTTCTTATGAATGATCGCATCGACCCCGTCGTGCGGCAGCCAGTCGGTCCCGTACAGATACCCCTTCTTCTGGAGTTCGATGAGGTAGTGCGAAATCGGCTTTCCGCTGTCCTCCATGTAGTCCACGATGTGGAACGTGCCACCGGGCAGCGCCTGGGCGAACCAGATCGCGGTAGAATCGCCGAACCCCAAGTCCCAGAACGTGTCAACGGCGCGCGTCCGGTCGATGCTCACCTTCGTGATCCGGCCTTCGTTCAGCGATTTGGCCATCTCGTCGCCGTAGACTGCGCCCTCGATTGCCGTGGTGCATTCGCCCATCCAGATGTGCAGGTACTTGGCGTAGTCGCGCCGCTTGTCCTCCTCCATCTCAATCCGCAGTACCTCGGGGAACCATGGGTTGTCCTCAGGGTTGACCTTGCGCACGATGGCATTCGACGGCGGGTCCACCACGAAGCGCTTGTAGGTCGGGTCGGTCGCCAGCCGGGGGTTGAAGCCCACCCATATCTCGCTGCCTTCTTTGCGAATCGTGGGAATGAGGGTGTCCCATGAATCCGCGCTCACCGTCTGTGCCTCCTCTACCCATACCACGTCAATTCCCTCGGCGGATTTTATATTACTGACGTTTGCGTGCAAGCCGGCGAAGATGAACTCCGTCCCGTTCTTGCCCACAATCGTCGCTTGCTGCACCGTGTAATGCGCGCCCATGCCCATCCTGTCAATGGCATCTGACAGCGTGCGGTGTACCGAGTCGCGCATCGACTGCATGGTTTCGCGGGCGCATAACACGCGGATGGGACGCTGTGCCCCGATGATAAGCAGCGCCGCCGCAAACGTCCAACTCTTTGATCCCCCGCGCCCACCGTAGGCCACCTTGTACCGCGCCGGCCGGAACAGCATCTTCGACCACGGCGGAAGCTGGATGCGCTTAGTCGTCATCTCTCAGCGCAGACGGCTTGCATCGCAGCGACAGCCTGCTTCAGACACGCCTCGCACATGCAGGCGGTGTGATATGGCGACTTGTTCATTTTTTCCTTTGGCGAGGGTGCGCCGCAAAACGAACACACCATCGGCGCGCGCAAAAAACGACAGCTTCTGCTTATCGCTCGGCGCATAGGGACCGGAACTCCTTCAGCAGCTCGTCCAGGTTGGACCGGATCTCCAGCTCGGTTTCGTAGGCGCGCTTCCAGTTCTCCGCGTCCTTGCGATACCCTTCAGCCACCATGCCGACCGCGAATAGGGCGATCACCGCGCAAATCAGTCCGTATTTCATTCTTTGAACTCCACAACCAGTCTAACGCCAATGTCCTCGCCGTCGATGCCGGAATGCTCGATGGCCTTGCGCTTCGGCAGAACGTATTGCGCGATCTCGGCGTACATCTTGCCGCGTAGCTCAGGGCTGCACGCTTCCCAGCCGCTTCCGTAGCACGATTGGCAGATGCGCGTCCCGATACCCTCGCACGTGCATTCAGCGCTGTTGGCCGTCCTGCACTCCGTCGTGTGGTTGCCCTGTGGCATGAGGTACTTGGTCTTCAATTCACCCCGGCACACCCCGCACGGCAGGCGATTCAGCGCGATTTCCGCCATGCCACGGATAGGATCGCAGCCAAGCCGCGCCAGCTTTTCAGCCGTCTCCTGTGTGCGTTTATTGGGTGTTCCGACCTGCCTGGCCATGCTTTTCGTATCTCTAAGCTAAATCTAACGCTATCAGCCAGATTTATGCAACTGCGCCACCGTAGAAGCCGCGCTTATGAGCGCCGCAAATCGTCCTGGTATGCACGGTCGGCCTCATGCTGCTTGCGGTTCACGATGACCTTCGCCGCATCCCGGCCCACGTTGCCGACCGTGATCGGCTTATCGCTGACAACCGTAGTCGCCACCGATTCGAGCGCCACCGCAGCCGCGATTTTCAGCGAATTGCCTAGCCGTTTCCAGAATCCCATCACCGCCTCCTTCTAAGAGCGTCCATTCTGCCACTCCTATTGTAGCTCGGACTGTGTGCGACTACCGCGCCCTGACGGGCTTGCTGCCGACCAGGAAGGCCAGCGTGCCGCTGTCCCTCCTTGGGTCGGATCTGCTGGCCCCGTTATGGACATTTGGCGAGGTTCGAGAAGCTCACCACCGGGATGTACGGTTATAAGGGCGTGCTGCAATTATAGCGACGTGCCGTATTTTTTTGTCAACCGCTTTCGCCACATTTTACGCATTTTCTTTTTTTTTACGCGACTTCACTTTTCTATTGACTGCAATAATCGCTTATTGCATAATGGATTCATGAACAGCGCACAACAGACCACCCAAGATGCCCTCGACGTCGCTTAGGCAAAATGGCACGGAGCGATTGAAAAACAGGCCAA